ATCCAGCACAGCATAAACAAGCACATGTACTTGAGTTACTAGATGCAGGGCAGTGGACAGGGAACATTGTGGCTCTACCTAACAACAGAGTTCGGGTATCACATCCTGCATGGTTTGAAATGGGTGAGGGTGCTCCAGATTTCTTACCTTCACAACATATTCACTACAGTAAGTCTGATCTAGACTACACGTTAGATGTAAATCAAGTTTTTGATAATCTCTACGCGGAGGGAGATAACGATGAAAAAGAAAGGGTATAAAAAAGGCGGGAACCGTGGTTTGGAAATGAAAAAAGCTCCAGACGGTACAATGGTTCCAGCGTTTGCTATGGACGGTAAAGGTGCTAATGACCTAACCAAAGAAGAAATGCAGGGTGGTGGACCAGTGCCACCTAAGAAAAAGGGTTATTCCAGAGGAAGAATGGTTAACTCTGATGACCCTGAAGAGATGAAGAAGAAAAAGAAAAAGAAAAAAGCAAAAATGAAAAAGCAAAGCCGTAGCAAAGCTATGGATGCTGTGACAGGCACTGGCCCAATGGCAACTCGCAGAATGGGTATGAAAGGTGGTGGCATGGCTAAAAAAGGCAGAGCCAAAGGCGGCAAAAGAGGTGGCAAGGTACGTGGCGCGGGTATAGCTCGTAAAGGCGTTCGTCCAGCTAAGATCATCTGATGCGACGTTATTACAAATCGGGTGGTAAAATATGCCCTAAAGGTAAAGCGTGGGCAAAGCGCACCTTTGATACCTATCCATCTGCTTATGCAAATATGGCGGCGTCAAAGTATTGTAAAGACCCCAACTACGCTAAGGGCGCTAAAGGCAAGAAAAAGGCAAAGAAGTAATGGGTGAGTTGAAGAAGTGGCGTGATCAAGAGTGGGTTCGCATCGGCACTGATGGCGAAATCAAAGGTCCGTGCGGCACTTCTAAAGACAAGAAGAATCCTGATCGATGTTTGCCAAAGAGTAAGGCCCAAAGCCTGTCTAAATCTGAACGTGCTTCTACGGCTAAAAAGAAGAAGCGTGAAGGTAAGAAAGGTAAGACGGTGGTCAAGAACACCAAGCAAGCTGAGGTAAAATTTAGTGGTGGTGGACTTGCTCGTCGTAAGCGGTCTATAGCTCGCGGTTGTGGGGCTGTTATGAACGATAGGCGTAAGAAAACGTTGTATACATAAGGAGGAAAACAATGGAAGTTTTTCAGAATGGAAGGTTCTCCACGGGTGAGCCGGTATACCAGATAGGCACTAAACAAGAAGATGGTTCGTATGTGGTAGCTGTCTTTGATCTTATGACTAAAGAGCAAGCGGAAGCCAAGTTAGAAGCAATGGGAGTTACAAAACCCGCCCCAAAGAAACCGGCGGCTAAAAAAGCTCCAGCTAAAAAGAAGACCGTGAGTAAGAAGTAATGGCAACTTCAGGTACCACAGCATTCAATATGGACTTCACGGAGATCGCTGAAGAAGCGTGGGAACGTGCTGGCCGTGAAATGCGTTCTGGATACGACCTCCGCACTGCACGTCGTTCCATGAACTTGATGACTATTGAATGGCAAAACCGTGGAATTAATCTGTGGACCATTGATGAAGGCACTATTAGTCTTACAACTGGTACGTCTGAATACAATCTACCGGCTGATACTATTGATTTGTTAGAACAAGTAATACGCACCGATGCTGGTAATCAATCAACACAATCTGACCTTACGATAAGTCGTATTAGCGTAAGCACTTACGCGTCTATACCAAACAAGTTAACGCGGGGTAGGCCAATTCAAGTGTGGATTGAGCGACTTCGTGATAACCCCACAATCAACGTTTGGCCTGTTCCAGACTCAAATGAATACACATTCAAGTATTACAGGTTAAGGCGCATTCAAGACGCGGGTGATGGCGCTGAAACTGCGGACATGAACTTTAGATTCTTTCCGTGTCTTGTTGCGGGTTTGGCATACCACATAGCTATGAAAGAGCCTGAACTTTCTGATCGTTTACCCATGTTGAAACAAGTTTATGAAGAACAGTTTGAGCTTGCGGCGGCAGAAGATAGAGAAAAAACTCCCGCTCGTTTTGTCCCTCGCGCTATGAGAATTTAAGATGGGTAATCGATTTGCATCAAACAAAAGAGCGCTCGGTGTATGCGATGTGTGTGGATTTACGTACAAACTACGAGAGCTTCGTAATGTCTTTAAGAAAGGACGTGATACAAACATCAAGGCATGTCCTGAGTGTTGGGATGGCGACCACCCACAGCTTAAGTTAGGTGATTTCCCTGTAAATGATCCACAAGCGCTTCGTGATCCTCGTCCTGATTTTAATCAGCTTGCATCAAGTAGAGCTTTGATAGAGCCAGTTAAACCGGTTGTTGGTACAGTGTTTGTAGGGCGAGTTGTAGTCAATATTTCATAGGAGTCATATCATGGCAAAAGCAAAGATGAACAAGGTGATTAAAGGGTTAGAGAAAGCAAGTAAAACGCACAAGCAACAAGCTAACACATTAAAAACTGTGAAGCTGAAGGCAGGTGGTGGTATTAAGGTGCGTGGTACTGGCGCGGCTACGAAAGGGCTTCTTGCTCGTGGACCTATGGGATAAACCATGAACTATACTGAGCTGAAAACTAATATTGAAGACATCACTGAAAACACATTCACTGATGCACAGCTCGCTATGTTTACGGATCAGGCTGAACAGAAAATATATAACACTGTTCAGTTTCCCGCTCTTCGTAAAAACGTTACAGGAACAGTTACGGCTAGTAACAAATACTTATCTACGCCTACAGATTATTTGTACACCTATAGTCTGGCAGTTGTTGATGGGAGTGGTAACTATCATTTTTTACTAAACAAGGATGTAAATTTTATCCGTGAAGCCTACCCAATACAAACTACTACAGGACTGCCTAAACACTACGCTAATTTTGATGACGATACTTTTATCTTGGGACCAACTCCTGATAGCGGGTATACAATGGAACTTCATTACGGGTATTACCCTGAATCCATTGTAACAGCAAACACTACGTGGTTAGGGGATGAGTTTGACTCTGCGCTACTTAATGGTGCTTTGGTCGAGGCCATGCGGTTTATGAAGGGCGAACCTGATTTAGTGCAAATGTATGAACGTATGTATGTACAATCTATGAAATTACTTAAAAGTCTTGGGGATGGTAAACTTAGAAGCGATACTTATCGTTCAGGGCAAGTTCGAATATCTGCAAATTAGGGGATAAAAATGGCAATTACTCAAGCAATGTGTACGTCATTCAAGAAAGCACTTCTTGACGGCGAAATGGATTTTAGCTCAGACACGTCTCAAACGTACAAGATAGCATTGTACACTAGCTCTGCTTCGCTTGATGCATCTACTACGGCGTTTACAACGAGCAACGAAGTCAGCGGGACAGGTTATTCGTCAGGAGGCGCTACATTAACTGTAGTGGCCCCTACCACGTCTAGTACTACCGCGTTTCTTGACTTTAACGACGTAACTTTTTCTTCAGCAACAATAACAGCACGTGGAGCATTGATTTATCAGTCCGGTGGATCTAATCCTGCTGTTGCCGTGTTAAACTTTGGTGCCGATAAAACATCTACTGCTGGTGATTTTACTATTCAATTTCCTACAGCAGACGCGAGTAACGCTATTATTCGGATAGCGTAATGCCATCCTCCGTCAGCTACACAGGGTGGGGTTCTACCGCTTGGGGTCAAGGCTCTTGGGGTACGGACCTCATTATTGTAAGTGTAGACGGAGTATCAGCTAGCGGCGCAGTTGGCACTGTTGTTGTCGCCGCAGATTCTAATGTTAATGTCACTGGATTAGAAGCTACTAGCGCGTTAGGTAGTGTTACGATCACCGGCGCGGCTACCGTGCAACCATCAGGACTTGAGGCTACTAGCGCAGTAGGAACTGTCCTTGTTGTTGCTGACGCTAATGTTAGTGTTACCGGTGTTGCCGGTACTTCTTCTCTAGGTTCTGTTACCACTACCGCCGACGCAAATGTTAGCGCTACGGGCGTTTCTGCTACTTTAACGTTAGGAACAGTTGTCGCTAAAGGTAATGCTGTCGTTGCTCCATCAGGACTCGAAGCTACCACAGGGGTTGGTTCTGTCACCGTTACTGGTGTTGCTAATGTTACGTTAACCGGTGTTGAATCTACCGGTGCAATAGGTAGTGTATTCGTAGCGCTTGGAATGACAGTCTCCGTAACAGGAGTTGAAAGTACCGGAAGTTTAGGTACAGTAACTACTACTGCTGGAGCTACTGCACTTCCAACCGGTATTGAGGTCACGGGTGTAGTTGGGAATGTGTTTATTTGGGGTGAAATATCTACAGATCAAACACCAAACTGGCAAGCGATTTCTGATACGCAAAGTCCTTCTTGGAGTGGTTTAAACACAAATCAAACTCCTAATTGGGATAATATAGCCGCTTGAGGGTAAAAAAATGGCAACACAGTATACCAGCATACTTAAGTTAGCACTTCCAGTTCAGGGTGAGCTTAGTGGTACTTGGGGCGATGTTGTAAACGACAACATTACTTCGATGGTAGAAGAAGCCATCGCGGGCCGTAAAGTTATTAACACGTGGAGTAGCAACTCTCACACACTTACCAGCGCTGACGGCACCACAGCGGAGTCTCGTGCGGCTATCCTTACCTTGACCGATACCGGCTCATCTTTAACAGGTGCAGGCACGGTTATTTGTCCAGCGGCTTCTAAAGTTTACATCGTTGAAAACGGCACAGGCCAGACAATCACTGTCAAAACGTCTTCTGGTACAGGCATTGCCGTGCCTAACGGTAAAAATATGGTGGTCTTTTGTGACGGTACAAACGTCGAGGAAGGCATCACAAACATTAACAGCCTTACACTTAATGGCGATGGCGCTACCGTTTCAAGCATTAAAGATGAAGATAACATGGCGTCTAATAGCGCCACAGCATTGGCTACTCAACAGTCAATCAAAGCGTATGTCGATTCTCAGGTTGCTACAGTCGATACACTATCTGAGGTTCTTGCTAATGGTAACACCACGGGCGGCACAAGTCTTGTCGTGTCGTCTGGTGATGATGTCACCTTCACAGGTGCGTCAGCAAATATTGTCTTTGATAGCTCTGACTCAGCGCTTGAGTTTGCGGATAACGCAAAGGCCATCTTCGGTGCTGGTTCTGACCTACAGATTTTTCACGATGGGTCTAATAGTTATGTGAAAGAAAACGGCACTGGTAATTTATGGGTTACTAGCAACGGTACATCAGTAGGTTTTGGTAACAATGATTTATCAGAACTGTATGCTGTTTTTAACAATGATGGTGAGGCAAAATTATTTTTTAACGGCGTTCAAAAGTTTGCTACAAGCTCCACGGGCATCGACGTCACTGGCACCGCCGTTACAGACGGTTTGACTGTTGCAGGTAACACATCACTTGATGGCGGGACAATCAAGCTAGACGGTAACTTCCCCACAGGAACGGAAAATGTTGCGCTAGGTAACACGGCCCTTAACGCCGCCGAATCAGGCGCAAGTTTTAATATTGCGGTTGGCTCTGAGGCGTTGCTGTCTTTGACGACCGGAGATAACAACACGGGGGTCGGCCATGATGCCCTACGAGGCGTAACCACATCATCAAACAATACGAGCGTGGGTTTTCAAGCAGGAAGAGCAATCACCACGGGAACCCAAAACACTCTATTGGGTAGTGCAGCAGGTGTCTCTTTGAGTGAGGCTAATTACAACGTAGCTGTTGGCTATGCGGCTTTAGATGCAGATACATTAGGTAGCCAATCAACTGCTTTGGGTTGGGGATCGTTAAGTTCCCAAAACTTTACATCAGCCACTAACTCTGGAAATACTGCTGTTGGCTATCGCGCTGGTATATTAATTTCCACAGGAAAACAGAACACGATTTTGGGTGGTTCAGCAGGTGATGCCCTCACTGATGCGGACTTTAACGTGGTCGTGGGCGAGTCAGCTTTAAGTGCAGATACTTTAGGTAGCAGAACTACAGCCGTTGGTTATAGCGCTTTGGCCAATCAAAACTTCACTTCCGCCACAGATACTTATAATACGGCATTGGGTTATTACGCTGGTCAGGCAGTCACTACGGGAACTGGCAATACCCTACTTGGAGGTCTTGCAGGTGATGCACTGACCACAGGAAATACGAATGTTGCTGTGGGCGGTTCTTCTCTTTCTTCAGAAATACAAGGCGATAGAAATGTCGCGGTTGGTTATGCGGCTCTTGAGCAACAATCAAACTCAAGTGATTTAGATGTTTATAACACGGCAGTAGGGTATTTCGCTGGAGGTGTAATCACCACGGGAACTAACAATACCTTGATTGGAGGTCTTACAGGCGACTCTCTCACAACAGCAATACGTCAAACTGCGGTGGGTTATGGGGCACTGGGTGCAGAAACGTCGGGCAGAGCCGCTGTCGCAGTCGGCTTTAATGCGTTGCTCAACCTTAATGTTGGCAGTAGTTTAGAAAGCTACAACGTAGCAGTCGGCAGTGAAGCAGGGTCGTCTGTCACTACAGGAATACGCAACACCTTGATTGGAGGTCTTGCAGGTGATGCTTTGACCGACGCAGATAAAAATGTGGCGATAGGTTATTTAGCTTTATCGGGAGATACGCTAGGCAGTACTTCTGTCGCTGTCGGGATGGGAACCCTGCAAAACCAAAACTTCACTTCTGCCACAAACAGTTTTAACACTGCGGTTGGGCATGAAGCGGGTAACGATATTACTACGGGAGTTCAGAATACCCTAATAGGTGGCCTTGCAGGCGATGCAATCACTACCGGGTCTTACAATGTTTGCATTGGAACAAACGGTGGTGGTGGAGTTACCACTGGATCTCAGAATATTTTGATTGGTCAAGGTTCTGGGAATGCGGCCTTAACTGGCGATCTTAACACTGTTGTGGGTGACTCTGCGGGTGCGGGTCTTACTTCGGGAACTCAAAACACCTATATAGGTGCTCTTGCAGGTGATGCCGCTACCGCATCTGTAGAGAACGTAGCAGTCGGTTATCAAGCATTGAGTGGGGATACGCTGGGAAGCAAATCGGTAGCCATAGGCCGTATGGCTTTGCTTAGTCAAAACCTCACGTCAGCCACCGATGTTTACAATGTCGGAGTGGGTCATAACGCAGGTCAGCAGATTACTACGGGACTTGAGAACACCCTAATAGGCGGCCTTGCAGGAGATGCTCTTACCGACTCTGACCGAAATGTAGCAATAGGTCATCAGGCGCTTACAAGCGACACACTAGGCCAATACAATGTTGCAGTGGGTTACTTTACTTTAGCCAATCAAAACTTCACATCCGCAACAAATGCTTACAATACAGCATTGGGATACAACGCTGGTGGAAGTGTTACCACGGGAATTAACAACACTATAGTGGGAGGTCTTGCAGGTGATGCTTTAAGTGATGCTGATTATAACATTGCCGTAGGAGTGGGTGCTTTAACCGCAGATACTAAAGGTAATGCTTCTGTTGCACTAGGGTATTTTGCTTTAGGAAGTCAAAACTTTAGTTCATCTACAGATTCTAACAACACCGCAGTAGGCCATACCGCAGGGCTGTCAATTACCACGGGAATTCAAAACACGCTCATCGGAGGTCTTGCGGGAGATGCGCTTACTGATGCAGATAACAACGTGGCGTTGGGGTATGTTGCACTTTCAGCCGATACTTTAGGCAGTAAAAGCACCGCAATAGGTCGAGGGGCTTTATCAAATCAAAATTTCACGTCAGCTACAGATTCTAACAACACTGCGGTCGGTTTTCACGCAGGGCATCAAGTCACTACAGCAATTCAAAATACTTTAGTGGGTGCTAATGCAGGTGATGCAATAACGACGGGTAACAACCAAACTGCGGTGGGCTTTCAAGCCTTATCGACTTGTACTAATGGGATAGACAACGTCGCTTTTGGCAGTGGCGCAGGGTTTGCAATTACTAGTGGAATTGAAAATACCGTGATTGGAACAGCCGCTGGTGATGCCTTAACAGATGCTGATTTTAACGTGGCAATAGGTAGTTTGGCTTTATCCTCAGACACCTTGGGAAGCAGGTCAGTAGCGATTGGTCGTTCTGCTTTACAAAGTCAAAACTTCACTAGCGCGACTGATGCTTACAATGTAGCAGTTGGGCATGGTGCTGGGTCATCAACGACTACGGGAACGGGAAACATCCTCATTGGCGGCTTAGTTGGTGATTCTATAACTACTGGAAGTTTGAATGTTTTTGTTGGCGGTCAAGCTGGTACTGACATTATTGACGGGGGCAGTAATGTCGCAGTGGGTTATGGCGCTTTATTTGCGGATCAACGGGGTAGCACTTCTACTGCTGTTGGAAGATCGGCACTACAAAGTCAAAGTTTTTCTATAGCCACAAGCTCCCTGAATACTGCGGTCGGTTATTTTGCTGGGATAGGTATCACTACGGGACTTGCCAATACGTTAATTGGGTCGAATGCTGGTGATTCACTGACTGACGCCGATCACAATGTAGCTGTTGGGTATCTTGCCTTAGCAGGTGATACGTTAGGCAGTAAAAGTGTAGCGCTTGGTAGAGGTGCGCTTACAGCTCAAAACTTCACCTCAGCAACAGATTCTTATAACGTCGCAGTGGGTGATTTGGCAGGTCAGCAACTTACTACCGGAGTCCGCAACACGATTGTGGGTGGCCTTGCTGGGGATGCGATAACTGATGCGGACTTCAATGTGGCGGTTGGCACACAAGCGATGTCTACAAATACGGTTGGCAGTAGAAATGTAGCGGTCGGCAGACAAGCATTGAACGCCATGAACCCAGCTAGTGCCGCCGATATGTTCAATACGGCAGTGGGAGATCAAGCAGGCGGGGCGGTCACTACGGGGATTGCCAATACCCTAATCGGAGGTCTTGCTGGTGATTCAATCACTACAGGATCTAACAATATTGCTTTGGGCTATAACGTCGATACCGGGGCTGTTGACAGAGATTTTGCTTTTGTAATTGGCAACGCAATTACAGCAACAGCAAGCAATCAAATTATTATTGGCAAAGCGTCAAATGTCATTGCTTGCGAATTTGACACTGATGCGACTTGGACAAGAACCTCTGATGAGCGGCTAAAAGAAAATATTGAGGATTCTACTTCTTTAGGTCTGAGTTTCATTAATGATTTGCGTACTGTGACATATAAGTGGAAGTCATCCCAAGATTTAGATTCTTCAGATCCAGAACTTGCACACTTGTACAACGCCGAAGAAAACTTGATGAATACTGATGTCACTATGCATGGCCTTATTGCTCAAGAAGTAAAAGCGGCATTGGATAAGGCT